TTATTATGACACCATGTTAGCAGTTAAGAGAATTAACTCTTCAGATATCAGTCAGGTGGTTAGAAAGTTAAGATGGCAATCTGGTGTCTCATATGATATGTGGAGAAATGATATTACAAGAGACAATGCATCTCAACCGTCTGGTGCTTTTGATATATATTCTGCAAACTATTATATAATTAACTCAGATTACAGAGTTTATATTTGTTTATTTAATAATGCTAATCCTGAAAATAACAATCAAGGTGGTCCTTCATTAGATGAACCAACATTTACAGATTTAGAACCAAGATCTGCTGGTAGTAGTGGCGATGGATATATTTGGAAATATCTTTATACAGTAAGACCAAGTGATGCAATAAAATTTGATTCAACTGATTATGTTCCTGTTCCTGATGATTGGTTTACTAATGCAACATATACTCCCATAAGAGAAAATGCAGATGCTAGTGGTCAACTTAAAATTTGCACAATAACAAATAGAGGAGTTGGTCTTGGAACTGCTAATATCACATACACCAATGTTCCTATTATGGGAGATGGTCAAGGTGGTAAAGCAACCATTGTGGTCAATAATGATTCAAAAGTAGAAACAGTGACAGTTTCAGATGGTGGATCTGGATATACTTTTGGTAGTGTTGACTTAGTAGCAGGTGGAGTTCCCACAGGAACTACAACTCCCACATTTAATGTAATCATACCTCCACCAAGTGGGCATGGAAAGGATGTTTATTTGGAGTTAGGTGCATTAAATGCATTAGCATATGCTCGTTTTGAAAATGATTCAGAAAACCCAGACTTTGTTACAGGGCAACAATTTGCTAGAGTTGGTATTTTGAAGAACCCTCAAGCTCAAGGATCTGATGAGTTATTAATATCTGAAAAAGCAAGTGCTGTATATGCTTTAAGGTTAGCAGGTGCTGGATACAGTTCAGCAGTTTTCACTCCTGATGCTTTTATTACTCAAACAGTAGGAGTTGGGTCTACTGCTGTTGGTAGAGTGATATCATACGATCAAAATACAGGTGTATTAAAATATTGGCAAGATAGGACAACTGCTGGATTTACATCCACTGGACTTGCTGAACCTAACCCAATATATGGTTTTAGGGTAAATAGATTTTCACACCTCATAGAGGCACCTGGTACTGCTACAGGTGGAAGTTATACCATTAATGGTGGTAGTGTATCTGTTGGAATTGACACTGGATTCCAAGGTATATCAACAGTGATAAATAATAGGACCTATTATTTGGGTCAGAATTTCGTCAGTGGTGTAGCTCAACCAGAAATTAAAAAATATTCTGGTGAAGTGGTATATGTTGACAATAGACCTTCTATTACCAGATCTAGTTCTCAAAAAGAAGATCTAAAAATAATCTTGCAATTCTAAAAAATCATGCCTAAGGAAACCAATTTAAATGTAGCTCCCTACTTTGATGATTTTACGCCTGATAGTAATTACTATAAGGTGTTATATAAACCTGGTTTTCCTGTTCAGGCAAGAGAACTTACAACCATGCAATCTATCCTTCAGGATCAGATTGAAAATATGGGTAATCACTTCTTTAAAGAAGGTGCTAAAGTAATACCTGGTGGTACTACTTTTGAAGATACATTTCAGGGTATACAAATAGATGCTGAATTTTTAGGAATTCCTGTAAGTTTATACTTAGATCAGTTAATAGGAAAAAGAATTAAAGGTGCATCATCAGGTATAACTGCTGAAGTAGTAACATATATTACAGATGAAGAATCAGATAGAGGTAATTTTACTTTATATGTTACATATAGAGAATCTGGTTTTTCTGATGATGAATCAAATCAATTTTTTGATAATGAAATTTTACAAACAGTTGAAGATATAAGTTTTGCTACTACTTTTATATCTGCAGGTGAAGGATTTTCAAGCACTATAGCAGTAGATTCAGCTACTACAGGCATGGCATTCATACTGTCTAGAGGAATTTATTTTTTAAGAGGACATTTTGTAGATGTTGATGATGGGGTTTTAATATTAGATCAGTATGCTAATGATACAAGTCATAGAATTGGATTTCAAATAAAAGAAGAAGTTATATCTGCAGATATTGATCCATCTTTGACAGATAATGCTCAAGGATTTAATAACTTTACAGCACCTGGTGCTGATAGATTTAAAATTACTGCTACTTTAGCTAGAAAAGATATTGATGAACTTAATGACGAGAATTTTATTGAATTGACTCAAGTTATTAATGGTGCTTTGGTGGGTGATAACATTAATACAGATTACAATTTCATAGGAGATGAATTAGCAAGAAGAACATATGATGAATCTGGACACTATTATGTTAGAGATTTTACTACAACAGTTAAAGAATGTTTAAATGATGGAGTAGGTAATAGGGGAATTTATAATGAAGGACAAATAACAGAGGGAGGAGATGATCCAAGTGATGACTTACTTGTATACAAAGTTTCACCTGGTAAAGCATATGTAAGAGGATATGAAGTTGAATATCAACGTGCCACTAATATGGACGTTTTTAAACCTAGACAAGTAAAAACAGTACAAAATCAATCTATAAATTTTGGATTTGGTCCTTCATTTCAACTTAATAATGTTACTGGATCACCTACTTTAGGATTTAACAATAGTAATACAATAAGTTTAAGAAGTGAAAGAGTTGGATCAGAAAAAAGACCATCTAGCTCTCATGTAGCAAGTCCAGCTACTGGTACAAATAGAGTTGTTGATGCAGGTGCAGTTGGTGCAGCAGGTTCTGAAATAGGTGTTGCAAGATTATATGATTTTGCTTTAGAAACTGGTTCATATGATACTCAAAATGCTGCTATCAATCAGTGGGATATAGCATTGTGGGACTTACAAATGTATACCACATTTCAAGTCAATACATCAGTAACATTAACAGTTCCTACACATATTAAAGGACAATCAAGTGGCGCTACTGGATTTCTCAGATACGGATCTGTTGGAACTGGATTTACTGCTTATGATGTAAAAGGAACATTCTTTCCTGGTGAGAGACTCTCATTTGATGGAGTTCCTGATAATGATAGATTTACAGTTGATGTTCATAATTATGAGTTATCTGATATAGGATCATTATACTCCAGTGTTGGAACAGCTAATACTTTTACAGCAGATGTAATTCCTAAAAAAGTTCTAAGTTTTGGTAGTGGAACTGTAGGTGCAGCATCATCAAATGCTACTTATCCTAGTGGTTTTTCTCAAATAACTAGTGCTGGTGATACTTTTGCTGGAATAGTAACTACAGGTTCTTTAGTTAGATATAAAAGATCAGGAAAAACATTACCTTCAATTAATAAAGTTATTGGTGTAAATCCTACTTCATTAACTGTTGTTGGACTTAATACTGTTACAGGAATTCTTGATGGTGGAATTCCCACATCTCAAGAGGATGTATCTGATTTAGAGTTAGTTGGTTCTGAAATACAACAAACCTTAGGATCAGGAAATAGAGCTGATAATGAAAGTTTATATAGTGTCTTTCCTAAGAAAAATCTTCAATATGTTGATTTAATTAATTCTAGTCTTGTAATTAGAAGACAATTTGATGTAACAATAGCAAATAATAAAACTAGCTCAGTTACTGCAGATGCTAGAGAAGTATTTTTACCTTTTGATGAGGAAAGATATACCCTAATAGATACAAATGGAAATATACTAGCAATTGATTCTAATAAATTAAAGTTAACAAATTCTAGTGCAACAGCTCAATTTGTAGGATTAAGTCTTGCTACTGGTAATGCAAAGTTAGTTGCAACTTTACGTAAGTCTAGTTTAGTAGCAAAAACTAAAATTAAAAAAGTATCTGAAAATCTTAATATTATAAGATCATCTAGTTCTGCTTCAGGTATAGGAGGAACAACTTTAAATGATGGATTAACTCATGGAAATTTTGCTTTTGGTACAAGAGTTCAAGATCAAATAATATCTTTAAATGTTCCTGATGTTGTTAAAATATTTGGTATTTTTGAATCATCTAATACAGATGATCCTGAGTGTCCTTCTATTAATATGGGATCTATAGATGGTCCTAGTTCAAATACAAATGATTTAATTATAGGAGAGAGATTTGTAGGACAAACTAGTGGTGCAGTTGGCATTTATTTAGTTAGAAATAGTGATATTGGAATAGGTTTTGTTTACTTAAACGATTCTGTATTTGAACCTGGTGAAATAGTTAAATTTAAAGATTCAAACGTAACTGCGACTGTTACTATTGTAAATTTTGGATCTAAAAATATAACTCAAAACTTTACGTTCCAGACAGGACAAATTGGAGCATTCTATGGAGTATCTAATATTAGTAGAAAACCAGAAGTTGCCATACCCACTCACAAATTAAAAGTATATTTTTCTAGAGGAACATATGATACTAATGATACAGGTGACATAACATTAGTCAACTCTTATGGTGGATTTGATTATGGTAAAGAAATAACAAATATCAATGGAAACAGGTTATCAGATTTAGTTGATGCTAGACCTGTAACAGGAACATATACTGTTGCTGAAGGAGCAAGATCACCCTTTGAATTCTTTGGAAGAGATTTTGATGATAGTGCTAATAGTGGTGCAAGACATAGTTCTAAAAACATCATAGCATCTGATGAGTCTATGACTGTTGGATTTAATTATTATCTACCAAGAGCAGATAGATTATACATTGATAGTACTGGACTTTTAACTCATGTATATGGAACACCTGCAGATGATCCTAGATTGCCTCCAGAAATAAATGGAGCAATGAATATTGCTAATATTTTCTTACCTGCATATCTTTATAAAGTCAGTGATGCAAAAGTAAAATTCATACAATATAAAAGATATCAGATGTCTGATATTGCTAAACTTGAGCAAAGAGTTAAAAATTTAGAGTATTATACTTCTTTAAGTCAAACTGAATCTGATATAATGAATAAGTTCATTCCTGATGCAAATGGACTTAACAGATTTAAATCTGGAATTTTTGTAGATAATTTTACAGATCTAAAACCTCAAGATACTTCATCTGGTGTTAGAAATAGTATAGACAAAAAAGAAGGTATAATGAGACCATCTCATTATACTACTGCTCTTAATATGCAAGTTGGTTCAAATGCTATTGCAGGAATAGGTGATGGACTTGCTACTGATTCAAAATTTGCAACCATATCAGGAACTGGTGTTAAAAGATCAGGTTCTTTACTAACTTTAGATTATGATGATGTTGCATTTCAAACACAACCATATGCTACCAGAGTAGAAAATGTAACCTCATTTTCTGTTGTATTTTATAGAGGAAATATTGAATTAGAACCAGATACTGATATTTGGATTGATGTAACAAAAATGAAACCCAATGATGTTATGATGGAGGGTTCATTTGAGGGTGTAGCTGAAGCATTGAATGCTGAAATTACTACTGCTGCTGATGGTTCTAGAATGGGAATTTCACCTGTTCAATGGAATTCTTGGGAAACAGTTGGTGTTAATATGGATCTTGGATTATCCAATAATCAACAAACATTCCAAAATGCTTCTGGAAATAATAATAATGCTGCAGTTCAAGGTTTATTGGATGGTATTAACGTAGGTAATCAACAAATACTTGATCCTAGTGATTCAGTTGTTAATAACATTACAGCAAGTGGTGCAATTTCTCTTAATCAACAAAGATCAGGAACACAAAAAACTGTTATTGAAAAGATAGATACAGAATCTTTAGGAAGTAGAGTTGTAAGAAGAGATATAATCAATTTCATGAGATCTAGAGATATTCAATTTACCGCTAGAGGAATGAAACCATATAATAGGATATATGCATTCTTTGATGGTGTTGATGTCACTAAATTCTGTGTTCCTAAGTTAATTCAAATTGAAATGGTAAGAGGAACATTTAGACCTGGTGAAACTATAAGAGGTTTCATGTCTAGAAGAATCAGAAGAAGAAATAGAATCGCTTCTGCTACATTTAGAGCTAGACTTTCTACACCAAGACATAAGTTTGGACCACATAGAAATCCTACTGATGAATATGTCACTAGTCCTTATGATAAGAGTCCTATTCCTAACAATTATAGTGGATCATCTAATTTATTAAATATAGATTGTGATTCTTTAGCATCTGATGATTCGCCACAATTTGATGGATACATTGCACCAGGAATGATTATCAGGGGTAGAACTTCAAGAGCATTAGCAAGAGTTACTGAAGTTAAATTACTTCCAGATCAAGGTGGAACATTAATAGGAACTTTCCATGTTCCAGATTCTAGATCATCTGCTAACCCAATCTTTGAAACAGGAACATCAACATTTAAATTAACAGGTAGTCCAACAGATTCTATAATAGCAGGCACATTTGATACTCAGGCTGAAGGACAATTCTTCTCTCAAGGAACTGTGGATGTCACTCAAGAATCAACTCTTTCTATAAGAAATGCTAAAGTTGAGTCAGATGCTTTTGAAGAAAGACAAACAACAGGTGCTGAATCAAACTCAAATACAATTCAAACAGTTAGTGGTTTTGATGTTATAACTAATGTCACTCAAGACATTACAGAGGTAACAAATATTACAAATGAAATAACTAATGTTACAAATAATATTACTAATATTACTAAGATAAAAAACATAACTAACGTAACCAAGGTTCAAGCAGCACCACAGAGAAGAGGTAGAGGAGGACGTCGTGGTAGAGTCCAACGTCGTAATAGTAGAAGAAAAGGTGGAAGACGAAGTGGAAGAAGCAGAGGTGGTCGCAGAGGTGGAAGAGGTGGTGGTTGCTTTATGCCTGGCACCTTAATGACACTTGCTAATGGTTCTCAAAAGAAAATAGAACAAATTAAAGTTGGTGATAAGTTATTAGGTTTGTCCAATACAATCAATGAAGTAAAAGTAATTTTAAATCCCAAAACAAATGGAAGAAAATTAGCAAACATAAACAATAAGGGTTACTTTGTAACAGAAGACCATCCATTTATGACAACTAATGGTTGGAAATCTTGTAATAAAGAAATGTCTAATAAAAACTATCCTGACCTAGATGTTAATCAGTTAGAAATTGGTGATGAGATAAAATGTAAAGGTAATGAAGTTGAGAAAATTACCTCAATAAAATCTAAAGAGGTTGATGCTAACACTGGCTTGCATAACTTTACATTAGATGGTGATCACACATATATTGCTAATGATTATGTTGCACATAATAAACGTGGTGGAAGAGATCCATTAGCACAAACATTTATGGTGACTGATGAGACAGGTGTATTTGTAACTAAGATTGATCTATTTTTCCAAGCTAAAGATGATCAAATGCCTGTTAAGTTCCAAATTAATACCTTAACTCAAGGGCAACCAACTGATGAAGTTCTTCCATTTAGTGAAGTATTTAAAGAACCAAGTCAGATATTTGTTTCTGAGGATGCTAGTGTTCCAACTACTTTTGAATTCTCATCTCCAGTTTATTTGGAACCTGACATGGAGTATGCATTGGTTCTTAGAAGTAGTGTAACAAATTATAAGGTATGGGTATCAAGATTAGGAGAAACTGACGTTAGTTCATTAGAAAGTGAATCTGGTAGAATTATAGTGTCTAAACAACCAATAGCTGGATCTTTATACAGATCACAGAATGCTAGTACATGGACTCCAAGCCAGTATGAAGATTTGAAATATACTTTGTATAGAGCAGACTTTAAAGATGAGGGTTCTGTGTCATTCTATAATCCTACATTACCAGAAAAATTAGAAGATTTGCCTGACAACGGAGCAATATTCAAACCTAATAAGGTAAGAGTTGGATTAGGTGTTACTTATGCCCAGACTGGAACTTTACCTAGTGCAGCAGGTGTAACTCTTGAAGCACTTAAAGCAGGTAATACTGTATTCCAAGCAAATAGTAATACAGTTAGTTTTGAGAGTGTTCCAAATGGATCTTTAGTTGGATTTGCTGGATCAATTAGATCCACAAAAGGATTAAGTTATGAAGCAGCAACAGCAGCAGGCTTAGGGGTTGGTAGTAGTTTACCAGTAACCAATGCAGGTATTGGATATACACCTCTAGGAACTCAAACTCCTGGTGGATCAACAGCTTTCTTTACATTTAGTGATGTTGCTGCCACTAATGTGACTGGATTGGGTCAAAATGCAAAATTTGATATTCATATTCAAGATGGTGTTGCTGTTGCTGCCACATGTACAAATGGTGGATCAGGTTATACTGATGGTGATGTTTTAACAATGGATCTTGGTGAAGGTAATGGCGAAGGAATTAGAATAACTGTTGGGGATGACAATATAGATTCATTCAATGAATTGGTATTGACAGATGTTCAAGGTGATTTTGACACAAGTGCAAATGCTTATTCATTAAGATATGTTGATGGTGCTCTTGGAATAGGAACAGTTATTAACTGGAATGGATCAACACCAATAGAAGTAAAACCAACATCTGCTACAGTTTCAGATGGTGATGATGGACTTCATTTAAAGATTAGAATGAAGAATCATGGAATGTATAATTCAATTAACCAAGTTACATTAACTGATATTGAAAGTGATATAGATCCATCTAATTTGACTCAGGATTATAGTGCAACAAGCACTGCTAATCTAAGTGTTCAAGTTGGAACAGCATATACTGCATTTGAAGGATTCACTGTTGGTGCAGCACAAACTGGATATATTCGTATTGATGATGAGATTCTTGGATATACTGGTGTAAGTAATAATACTTTGACTGGTATTAGTAGGGGAGTAGATGGAACTGATCAAGAAGAACATGATAATGGAGATGTGGTATTTAAGTATGAATTTGGTGGAGTATCATTAAGAAGAATTAATAAGACTCATGATTTAGGTGATGTTACTATTGT